ATACTTCTATTCCTCTGCCTCCATAGTTTGGATAGCTGATGTTTGTAGGACAGTAACACCTAGAATGCATGGCTTCATACGCTTTGTATTCATGTGGGTAGTTTAAATAATCCTTACAATCTCCGCATGTTCTGGTGGGCCTGTGGGCTGTAGTAAGTCTGTATGCAAGTTTTGTACAGGTATTCCCACACCTGCATTTGCATATCCATTCAGCTTGTACTTCTCCTCTGCTTACTACAGTTAGCCTGCCAAATACTTTTCCTGTTAAATCTTGTGTCTTACCTTTTGTTCTTCCCATGATAGTTCTCCTAGTGAGTGATTGGAATAATATACTTATATTACGTCATTTTCACTAGAAGGGGCTTTTACCTGAGTTCTATAGCGTTCAGCAGTATCCCATTTCATCTTAGCTCTCAGGAAAGCAAAGGAAGTAGGATAGTCCTGCTTCTTTGGCAGTTCCTTTGGTGCAGTATCAATTAGAAGCTGAATTGCTGCATCTTCTATATTGCTATCTGCATCTAGGATACGGAAGCCAGGATTTTCAGCAGATAGATTCATGCTGAAATCAAGACCTAGGAAATTCTTCTGCCTGTCTTTTCCTTCCCTTAGTGTAGAGAATAGATGGAAGCTGAAGATGCTACCAGCTTCAATGTATTCCTCACAGTGTTCCAGTAGCTCAGATAGATCAGCTTCTGGAATAGCCATAATACTTTCAGAGGAATAGCATCTCTTTATGATTTCCTTCCAGTAATCACAGCAGGTAGTATTCTCCCCATTCATTGGAGAGCGCATTCTGAATAGTGGAAACTTACCTGCTTCAGATGCCCAAGTAGCAAGCATACCTGCATACTTGGATGGATTGATGGATGGATTCTTGATCAGCTTTTCTAGTGCGCTTTCTCTGCGAGATAGCTTGCTTCTAGCTTCTTCATCTTTAAGACCAGAGAGGAAATCCTGGTACTGTGTTTCCCAGATTTGAATCCAGTACTTTACATTGTCCAGTGTTCTAGTCTGCTGAGATATTACAAACTGAGGAAGTGCAAATGATGGATGCTTGATAGCATTGATGCGACCTACCATACCTGCTAATCCTTGCATATTGTTCTGGATCAAGGAAGCAGTCTGATTGGTTCTCAGTACTGGGCAACTCCATCTTACTAGCTCAGTAGAATGCAGGAAAGCTAGGAACAGAAGATAGTTATCTGTATCTGTTAGTTCTCCAGATGCCCACTTAGGAAGTAGGGAGAACAGTTTCTTTTGTGGAATAGAAAAGACTGGATGTACTTCACCAGTTCCTTGTAGGTAGCTTGGTATATGCTCTACCTGATATTCTAAGCCTGAATAGGCGCATAGGATTTTCATTACATTGGTTCCTTATAAGATAGAATCAATTACAATTGGTGCTTCTATTGGTGCAGCTTCCCATGGTAATCCATAGTTATCTGCACAGATTGGGCCATATCCATTATATACAGATATGGCATTGGTAAGTTCCTGCTTACAGAAGCAGCAATGGTTATACTTCTGGCCATTGATCTTTGCACTTGCAGTAGGTAGTATGCAGAATTGGAGTATCTCTTGCTTGATAGCTTCCATAGATACTGGATACCAATATACCTTACCTATATCCAGTATTTTACCTTGATACACTCCATCTACCTTAAGACCAATGTAATCCTTCTTAGCTAGGAATATCTGGACTTTTGATCCATCAGTAGTTACCATCCTGATAGACGGATATTTGATATGCTTGGATGCTTTACGCAGTAATCCAAACAATTCATTGAATGTATTCTGATCGTAGGCCATTATAGCTCACCTCCCATCAGAAGCATCTGCATTATTGGTTCAATTGGAAGGATGATATCGCTATCATATGCCATATCGAATGTATGGCAGTAGAATATGAGATCAAGCTGACCTATGGTATTGCTATAGGTTTGCATACTTCTGGTTTTAGCTCTGATTACCATTTTAATTCTCCTAATAGATTCTACTACTGGAAATGCGAAGAGGCCAGAACTACCTTGGCAGGTAATCCTGGCAGTTCCTTGCTACTTAATGGTATTGCTTACTGGTTCTGGTGCGCTCAGTATGTGCAATACATACCTTACAGGTAGATGCTTGCCCACATGGTTCTACCTGAATGCTATCCTTGTAGATACTCCACTTGTGAGCCAAGCGTACAATCAATGGCCGCTCCAGTTGTGGTTCTGGTGCATCCAGTTCCTCCACAACAAAAAAGCTCTTACCAGATTTGGTAAATACCTTGAGAGTTTCAAACATAGTACCCTTGTAATCCTGTTGTATGGATACATGGGTACGATGTACGATTGGATCAGATATGAGCTTTGCATTGGTGTTCATAGCTTCTATTCCTTTTACAATATACCTGCAATTGAGAGAGAACTACTCTTTGCTGCCTTACTTGCTGCTTTTGCTTCTACTACATCCATGTAATGATAGGTATCACCTACATATCCTAGCCTTCTCATTACATACCTAAATTCTGGGCCATGTACTTGTGGTGCATTTGGGAAGATACGGAACTGTACTATATGAGCTAACTCATGTACTAGTAGCTCTGTAAATACTTCCATACCTGCGGTAAGTACAAAGGTAAGGTTATACTCTACTCTGCTATCTACCTTAGATTTCCAGGCATACCCTGCTACTCTTGATTTCCTGGTGGTAACCATGATTCTTGGTGCTGTACCAATGGAAGGATACATATCCACAATGAGCGACCAATAAGCAGCTACTAGTTTATGTATCTCTATCTCTGCTTGCATTGCTGTCATTGCTTGGTTCATTTTCTTTTCCTTTGCAAATAGAATCTAACTAAAGAATGCGGGCATTGGTTTGGGAACCATATAACCAATTCGCCAATCGCCCCTTATTGTCCCATATCCGCCTATGCGTGTCAAGAGGGGACATATTACCGCTATTACATAACCTGGTGCTATCTACCATGCTATACCTGAGATACTACTGGGGAACCCCTATAGTTCTTAGCACAGTAGAGGGGGTAATTAAAAATTGGAATATGAAAGATATACCCTATTACTATCTATAGCTATACACTGCTGATACTAATAGGACACCTTCGGGGAAGGGGGAAAGTACATGGGAGGGGGCGATTGGTTAATTGGTTAATTGGTTTTCTGGCTCTGTGGCGCTAAAGCCAATTTTCAGATGTTTCAAGATGCTTATAAAGCAAAAAAGCCCACTCCCATTTCTGAGAGTGGGCCAAACCTGCGAATATCAGAGAGCGTTGGCGATCTCAACAGTCCTTTCTGATGCCTTCAAGAGCCTTGCCGCGATCTTCTCCGTCATAGGCTCTTCATTCACCTCAGAATCCTCAGGAATCAATGCCAGAGCCTTAGTAAGCTGATTACATTCTGCCTCAGGCAGAGATACATCAGAGATCGCAAGACGCTGAAATGATGCCTTGAATCCTTCCAGAATCTTCGCATGAGTGCCTTCCGGCAGTCCTTTCGCGGTCAATGCAGCCACAACAAGAGCAGAGATAGAGGCATCGAACCATGCGGCGATAGATTCCTTGCTGATGCGCGTAGCAGCCTCTTGTACTTGCATGGCATTCAGCAGGCTATCCACACCAATTACCACGCTATCCACAGCAAGACCGGACTTGTTAGCAGCAGATGCCAACTTGCTTTGCAGAGCAGCCACCTGCGCCCTGATCCATGCGTTACCAGTGGCATTGTTATAGATCACAGTCAGCAGGGAATCAGAAATACAGGGGACTTGGATACAGGAATCGGACTTCCCCTTCTTGCCATCAGTGCGGGAGATCGGCAGCAGGTTATAACCTATCAGTTCAGATGCATCTTTGGCCTTGAGAATGGGATACAGAGTAGTCCCATCAGGTTGAATAGATGCAATCAAGGTTGCGCCAATGGGGGAGGTGTAAGTAGTATTCATGGCAGTAGTTCCTTTATAGAGTCAGCAGATGGACGCACGAGTGGCGTACCGTGGGATCACGGTACTAGTATATAAGCAGGAACCATGCCAGATTCTACCAATCTCCAGATCAAGCCCCGCCTAATGCCGGGAATATTAGCATCGGCTAATATGTCAGAATTTGGACACAAGTGTTAGATTCCTGACATAAGTGTCCATTATCTGACTCATGTATAAGACCTGAACTATCCTTCATATACATGAAGGATAGTACCAGGATGAATGAGAATCATTCTCATGTGGCAGATGGCAGGGGGATAGTAGCCCTTTTGAGTTCCCTGCGCGCGGGTATCCTAATGCATTGCGAATATATTACTAAAGTTTTCCAGAACTGATCTAGTAGTTACTAGTAGTAACAAAGACCCACCTGCGGAGTAAGTTACAATGCCCTATAATGCAAGTCATGAACTCCCCCCATGATGTGCCTACCCCAGCTCCAGTAGTATCTATACTTGAAGACAGAGCAGCATCCCTGCTAGGCTCTGGCTTACCTCCTGCCACGGTAGCGGCATCTCTTGGCTGTTCTGAATCTTACCTATCTCAATTACTTAGTACTGATACTTTCGCGGCGCGAGTTGCATCGCTTCGTTTTGAAGCACTTGCTAAGCATAATGAGAGAGATTCATCCTATGATTCCCTTGAGGATGATTTGCTGGTAAGACTCAAGGATTGCCTCCCTCTGATGCATAAGCCGATGGAGATACTAAAGGCTATTCAGATCATCAATCAGGCCAAGCGCAGAGGAACATCTACACCAGAAGCAATACTGGAGAAGCGTGAGGTAGTATCTCTGCTGATGCCAGTACAAATTATCAATCGCTTTACTACCAACATACAGAATCAAGTCATCCAAGCAGGTTCCCAAGAGCTACTGACTATCCAATCAGGGACGTTAGCGGCGCAAATGAAGGAGAGAAAGAATGATGGCTCCGGCCTCCCAAGAGTTACAGAAAGAATTGCAAATGCTGGATAAGAAAGCCCAGTTGCTTGCTGCCAATAAGAAGGCTGCGCAAGCAATTCTGCTCGCCATCTCACTTCAACTTGGTACCTCTGTAACTTCCACCTCCTCGCGCGCGCCAAAAGATGATAACTCCAGGTAGTAGCATAGAAGAATCGCTTGGATTCTCAGAGAAAGGTGAGATACCTCCTGCATTAGCTCCAATGGTACAGGAGGTATCATTCCATTCAGAGGAAGTTTCTTCCTTAAGCCGCGAATCGCTAGATTTCCTCGCCGCGCTCGCAATGCCACTCATATATGAGTACCGTTTTCCTCCAGTTTTCCTTGCTGTATGGTCTTGGCTACGTGAATACATACATAAGCAGAGAGATTTCAGCCAGCTTGCGCTAGGATTACCTCGCGGCTTTGGGAAAACAGCTCTGATGAAGCTGTTTCTCTTGTATGTGATCCTATTTACAGATAGAAAGTTCATACTTGTACTCGCTGAGAACCAATCTAAAGCAAATAATATCGTTGCTGACGTATGTGATATGCTCTCGGAAGATAATATCCGCCGCGCCTTTGGAGATTACCGCATTGGGCTGGAGACAGATCGCTTAGATCTAAAGAAATTTGGCTTCCGTGGACGCAATATCATACTAATGGCAGGTACAATAGAAAGCATCCGTGGTATTACCCTCAAAAATGAGCGTCCAGATGTAATGCTCTTCGATGACATACAATCTCGCGTATGCGCAGAGAGCCAAGTACAGTCTGAGACCCTAGAACGTGAGATGGTAGGTACTGCGATGAAGGCGAAAAGCCCGCGCGGCTGCTTATTTCTCTTTGTTGGTAATATGTACCCCACCAAACACAGCATCTTACGCCATCTGAAGCAGAATCCTAACTGGGTAAAATTCATTGCAGGTGGTATCCTTGCTGATGGCACATCTCTCTGGGAAGAACTACAACCGATACAGCAACTGTGGAGGGAATATGAAAACGATCTGGCAATGGGGCGGCCCGAGATTTTCTATGCAGAAGTTCTTAACGATGAGAACGCTGCGTCTAATAATCTCGTTGATCTTTCTACCCTACCTAATCTACCATATGTGGAAGGGGATATTCCTGCTGGGAATTACATTATTATTGATCCTAGTACTGGTAAGATTAATTCCGATGCCGTAGCAATTGGGTACTTTGAAGTATTTGAAGGGTATCCAGTACTGAGAGAACTGCGCAATGAGAGGCTTTCCCCTGGAGATACTATCAGTACTGCGCTAGAGATGGCATTGCGCCATAATTGCCGCCTCATCTGTATAGAAGCTGTGGCATTCCAAGCTACCCTTGGGTACTGGTTCCGATTCATCTGTGAGCAACGTGGTATATATGGTATTGAAGCTGTGGAAGTATATCCAGGCGGATACAGTAAGAACTCCCGCATCCTCTCCATGTTTAAGCAGATGAAAGCTGGTGAAATCTTCGTAGCTCCTGAGTGCAAGGGAGAGGTATTCATGCAGATCTCTCAATGGAACCCCTTGAAACGTGATAACGTAGATGACATACTTGACCTACTAGCTTACGCATCCAAAGTACTGGAGATGTATGGAGAGTTTGTAGCTTCCTCCTGCCTGTGGGTACAGCAAGATGGAGATGCAATTGAGGTACTTGGAGCAGAAAGCACTTGTTCCTTTTAACAGCGAAGGATATGAAATGCCTGGTGGTTATACAGCAGAAGATGTAGCAAGATTCCTTAAAGCATCACAGGAAAAGAAACTATCCACTAAGGATAGAAAGTTCATCAATTCCTTCAAGATGTCTCCTGAGGAATACCTTGCAGATGAGGTGAATACTATATCTCCTGCTTCCAGAGCTGAACTGGAACAAGCTATTGCATCAGCTAAGACTCCTGCCATCAAAGATATACTACTGGGAGAGAAAGCGAACGTAGCAGTTCTTACCAGAAAACATGCACCTTCTCTGGTAGATGACCAGATAGATACGAATGCAGTGATGGGCTTTATCAATGAACTTCTCTCTAAGTAATATAACAGGATAGGAAAACAAATGGCTACTCCCAGCACTCCAATGATTCTTCCCCGCCGTTCCCAAGAAGCTCTCTTGGAATACTCCCATTCCTGCTACCGTGTACTTGCTTCCAATTGGAATATACGGGAGCGTATGAGAGATATTGATCTCCTGTATATGAGGGAGACGGATCAGACTGCGGAGCACCAGCGCGCGAAAGTAAATAACAGGCTGGGGGATAGCACTCGCTACCAGAACATTGTTGTGCCAATTGTGATGCCAGCAGTAGAGGCAGCGGTCACGTATCAAGCCTCAGTCTTTCTGACCGGTACTCCCATCTTTGGTGTTGTAAGCAATCCATCCAATATGGATGCAGCAATGCAGATGGAAACTGTGATTGATGACCAGAGCACCAGAGGCGGCTGGACACGGGAGTTTCTCAAGTTCTTCCGCAATGGATTTAAGTATAACCTGTGTGCGCTGGAAGTTAACTGGGCGCGCAGAGTAACTGCTGCATTCGAAACCGATCTCTCATTTTCTCTTACACAGGCGCGTCCTAAAGAGGTAATCTGGGAAGGTAATACTATCCGTAACATGGATATGTACAATGTCATTTTCGATTCCCGTGTAGCCCCCTGTGATATGCACACTAAGGGAGAGTTCAGCGGCTACACAGAAGTAATGAGCCGTATCGCTCTTAAGCAGTTCATTCAGGAACTCCCAGATAAGCTAGTGGATAATATCATCCCAGCATTTGAATCTGGCCTTGGCTTCTCAGGTATCTCAGAAACTGGCAGCCATGCATCCTATTACATACCCTCTCTGAATCCTGAAGCGCTGCTGGAAAAGAACTCACGCAATACCACCAACTGGCTTGCATGGGCAGATCTGGCAGGAGCTGATCAGAAGATTAAGTACAAGGATATGTATGAAGTTACTACCTTGTATGCACGCATCCTTCCTAGCGATTTCGGCCTGCGTGTTCCTGCTCCTAATACTCCTCAAGTATGGAAGTTCATTTATGTGAATCATCAGGTGCTGCTGTATGCAGAACGCCAGACTAACGCACATGGTATGCTTCCGATGCTATTCTCCCAGCCCCTAGAAGATGGCCTGGAATACCAGACCAAACCACTAGCTCAGAATGTAGCACCAATTCAATCCATTACCAGTGCGATGTGGAACAGTGTTATTGCTGCTCGCCGCCGCGCCATTTCCGATCGTGGAATATATGATCCTTCCAGAATTACTGAGGCTCACATCAATAACCCGAATCCTGCTGCCAAGATTCCTGTTCGCCCCGCTGCCTATGGTAAGCCGATGCAGGATGCTTATTACCCTATCCCATTCCGTGATGACCAGTCTGGTATTCTGATGCAAGAAACTCAGACATTGGTGCAGATGGGTAATATGATTACTGGACAGAATCAAGTACGCCAGGGACAGTTCGTGAAGGGGAATAAGACTCTCCATGAATTTGAATCTGTGATGAGCAACGCAAATGGCAGGGATCAGGTTACTTCCATCCTTCTTGAGGCCCAGCTGTTTACCCCATTGAAGGAGATACTGAAGCTCAATATCCTTCAGTACCAAGGTGGAGTATCTCTGTTCAATCGTACCAGCGAGCAGGAAGTTACCATTGATCCAGTTCAGCTTCGCAAGGCAGTACTGGAATTCAAGATATCTGATGGTCTTACTCCCTCAGACAAGCTGATCAATGCAGATGTATTGCAAACAGCAATGCAGGTAATTGGCTCTACTCCTAGTATTGCTGCTGGCTACAATCTAGCTCCAATGTTCTCATACTTCATTAAAACTCAAGGGGGTAAGATTACTGAGTTCGAGAAGTCTCCTGAGCAACTTGCTTATGAGCAGGCAGTGGGAGCTTGGCAACAATCCATGCAGATGGTAGCAGAAGGTCTTAAAGGTATGGAACCTGAGCAAATGCAAGCTGCAATGAAACAGATGCCACCTCAGCCGATGCCTGAGCAGTACGGATACAAGCCAGCACAGCAAGGTATTTCCCCAGTTTACAAGCAGCCGGAAGTGAAATCGAACATCAACAACATCACCAACAACATCACCAACAATGAGTAACCAAAAGGAAACAATGATGGACAATCCATTCCAAGCAATAGATCTCTCTGCCAGAGATGAAGCAAATGGGCAGATACTGAATAGCCTACAAAAGGCTGTGCTGCAGAACCAGCGGGCAGCAATAGCAACTCAGAAGATCAATCTGGTCTTTACTCCCAATGATGTGCTTTCCTACACACAGCAGGAAGCATTTCTGAAAGGACAACTGGATCTGATTGAGTATCTACTGGATGCATCACTTGCATCTGAAGAAGCAGCAGCAACCCCGCAAGACTAACCTAAAGGAAATCAAAATGAGTATCTCACAAAGTATTATGGCAATGTTCGGTGGTTCTGCTGCCCCTGTAGCTGGCGCTCCTGCTCCTGCTGGCCAACCTACTCCTCCAGGAAATATCCCAGCTGGTGCAGCTGCTACTGGCGCAGCTCCCAATGGTACAGCTCCCAATGGAACTATTCCTCCTGGTGCTCCTGCCCCTGACCCAAATGCGACCCCGCTCGATGCATTTAGCGAGCTGTGGAAAAATGATCCCAATGCAGCAGCGCCTGGGAATACCAGTGTATTTGGTGAAGTTGATCCCAAGAAGTTCATGGAAGCTGCTGGTAAGGTAGATTTCGCAAAGTCCATTACTCCTGCTACTTTGCAAGCAATCCAAGCAGGCGGAGAGGATGGCATCAAAGCCTTCGCAGCAGCAATGAACTCAGTAGCACAAAACGTATATGCTCAGGCATCTTTCGCTTCCACCAAGATTACTGAGCAAGCAATGCAAAAGCAACGGGAAGCGTTCATAGCAGAAATCCCCCAGCATATTCGCTCCTCTACTGCTTCAGAAAGTCTCAGGGCTGAAAACCCAATCTTTTCTCACCCTGCAGCTGCTCCTATTCTTGGTGCAGTACAAAACCAACTAGCAGTTAAATTTCCACAAGCCTCTGCTGCTGAACTTACAGCAATGGCTAAGACCTATCTGGAACAATTTGCTACTGGTATCTCCCCGCCCAAAGCTCCTGCGGCAGATTCCAAGAAAGCAAATGAAACTGACTGGTCGAACTTTCTGAACTAACCTTTTCTTTCTAGGAGAATCATATGTTCGTACGTGCTTGTGTCAAACAGAGCGGACTTGAGCGTCCTGCTCGTACTGGGGATGGCATCATGGCCAATGTCCTCATCAATAGCTACGCGACTGATGCCATCTTGACAGTTACGATTCCGCAAGTAATGGGTGGCGTGCTGCAAGTTACTGGCCTCACTGCTGGCCGTGTTTTCACCACTCCTACTGCTGCTGATCTGCTGGCTGCAATGGCGGATATGGATATCGGAGATACCTACATGTTCAAGGTCTCTGTTACTACCGCGTTCGCAATCACGTGGGGTGCTGGCGCTGGTGTTACTCTCGCCGGTCGCGCTACCACTCCTGCCAGTTCCAGTACTGACATTGTGATCGAGAAACTTTCGGCCACCACTGTCAAGTGGACTGTCCTCTAATCCCTCACATAAGAAAGGAAAACTGACATGGCCGTCTTTACTGGTATGTTCAACACGAGTAACTTCACTACCGATCTGGCGAAGAAATCTTTCGCAGGTATGATTACTCGCCTGATGCCGAATGGTTCTGCTCCGCTGTTCGGCCTTACTTCCATGCTCTCCAGCGAAACTGCTGTTGCTACCGAGCATGGTTTCTTCACCAAGACCATGGTATTCCCTGAAGTTCAACTGAATGGTGCTATCGGTGATGGCACTACGCAGTTGTTCACGGTGGATTCGAATACCAACATGTTGCCAGGTATGATCCTCCGTGTGAATACCACGGGTGAGAATGTTCTGGTGAATTCCATCCCCTCCAGCACTACCATTCACGTTACTCGTGGCGTTGGTACGGTTTCTGCGGCTGCAATCGCAGATGACGTGAAGTTGTTCCAAGTTGGTAACGCATTCGAGGAAGGTTCTGATCGCCCTGGCGCTCTGAACGTAACTCCGGTGCGTATTACCAATCTGACGCAGATCTTCCGTGATGCTTGGGCACTCACTGATTCGGCTCGTGCTACGCAGGTCATCGCTGGCAACGATACGGTTAGCGAGAACAAGCAGGATTGCGCTGCGTTCCACGCAACCAGCATCGAGAAGTCGCTGTTCTTCGGGCAGAAGTCGCAGGGTACTCGCAATGGTAAGCCGTTCCGTACCATGGATGGTTTCATCTCCATTGTTAGCAACCTGACGTACTACCCGTCCAGCTATGCTGCTGTCAACGTTACTACCGCAGGTGGCACCACCACCTATACCCAACTGGAAGCTGCACTTGATCCTGTTTTCAATCAGGCAACTGATCCGAAAGTAGCGAACGAGCGTATCCTCTTCGTTGGCGGTACTGCCAAACTGGTGCTGAATAACATCGGCCGCCTGAATGGTACTTACCAGCTGGTAGATGGTCAGACTTCGTGGGGCCTGCAATTCTCCACCTTCAAGACTGCTCGCGGTACTTTCCGCGTGATTGAGCATCCTCTGCTTAATACCAACAGCACCTGGAGCAAGATGGCAATGGCTGTGGATCTGTCCACTTTCAATGTCGCATACCTCGGAGATCGCAAGACGAAGAACGAGGAATACGGTGCTGATGAAGGACAAGATGCTGTCGGCGGTTCGCTCACTACGGAACTGACCTGCCTCATCAAGAATCCTCCTGCCAACGCCATCATCTACAACCTCACTGCTGGCGCAGCTGGCTAATAGTTCCCCTCGCAGTACCTTTCCCCTGAGCCTAAAAACTCAGGGGACTTTTCTCTCCCAGTTTCACTCCCTAAAGGAACCATCATGGATACGCAAATACAAATGCAACAAGCAGCAGAAGAAGTAGTACATCTCTTTAATAGCAATCTCCCCTCTGTTCGCTACATCTTCAAGAGTGGCGAAGCTGCTGTATTTGTCAATGGTGTATACACCACCAATGATCCTGAGAAAATTGCAGAGCTGACCACTGAATGCAAGCGTGGCCACCCCAATCTTTTTATTGATCAGAAACGTGTTACAGTATCTATGGATGAACTGAATCCGATGGCTGTTCTGCGCAAGAAGATTCGTGAAGAGCTTCTGGCAGAGCAGGCAGCTGCACGTGACATGGGTAATAGCATTGCTAAACCAGGAACTGGGCAGGTAAATACTGCCGGTATTGCTGGCATTGCTGCTTCCTCCATCAAGGTAGCTTCTGCTGCCTCCAAGTAACTAGGTGCAAAGGGACTTTCAGAGATGGCAACACTTACCGAACTAATTGCTGATGTGTATGTAGCTACCAACCGTCCGGATCTGGTAGCTGATACCTTGCTTGCCGTGAAGAAAGCCACTCTGAAAGCCCATCACTCAGACTTCTTTCCTAAGGATGCCTTTGAAACTGGTATACAGTGGGCAACTCCTGCTTTCCTCCAGTCTCTGGAATATAGAACTCTTGTTCCTCGCTGGAGAGCACCAAAGTTCCTTAGGAAATATGATTCTACTGGTGATACCCCTGGAGATTTCTTTACCTTTCTCACTCCTGAACAAACATTGGATTCCTATAGTGTGCAGAAGGAAGATATCTGCTATGTTGCAGGGGAACTGATTGAAATAAAGAGTAGCACAGAAGATCAGTATATGCTTCTTGGTTGCTATCGCCATCCAGATATCACAGAAGCTACTTTCTCTTCTTGGATAGCGCTAGATCATCCCTATCTGATTGTGTATGAAGCAGCCGCTACAGTATTGAAAACGATTGGAAAAGCTGAAGAGGCGACTGCTATGAAGCAAGAGGTTGCTGAACAGTATGCTACACTTAAGATGGAATTGGCTCTAATAGGAGAATAAGCATGGCTGATGCAAGTATCTGGCAACCTGGTAGTGATGTTCCTCTTGTAAATTCAGAAAATAGTGCAGTATTTCAGGCGTTCGTAGCTACTGCTGCCCAGACTGTTTTCGCTCTCACTGAGTTTACATATTCACTTGGAACAAATTCTCTGCAAGTATTTGTGAATGGGGTAGCGCAAATCCCAGTACGAGATTTCACTGAGACTTCTAGCACTTCTTTCACTCTTACTTTTGCAGCAGATGTAAATGATGACGTAGTAGCTTGGGGATTGGTAGGCTCTACTAATACAGATGCTGCTGCTATCTCTGCTACTAATGCTGCAGCAAGTGCTGCTGCCGCTTCTGTTTCTGCCGCTTCTGCCTTAGCGTCCGAAGTATCTGCAACTGCTAGTGAAAGTTCAGCCACTTCCAGTGCTAGTGCAGCTAGTGCAAGTGCAGCAAGCGCAGCTGCTTCTTACGATTCTTTTGATGACAGATATCTAGGGGCTAAGGCAGTAGCCCCCACGCTGGATAATGATGGAAATGCCTTAGTAACTGGCGCTTTATATTGGGATACTGCTGTTACTAGGATGTTTGCTTGGACAGGTACTGCGTGGTCATCTAGTTCCAGTTTAGATGGAACGGTAGCAGGTAATCTTAATTTCACTGGAGTTGGCAACCGCATCACAGGCGACTTCAGCAACGCTACCGCATCAAGTCGTGTGATGTTCCAAACCAGCACCGCGTCAAGCGCAACTGTTATTGGAGCGATTCCAAGTGTGGGCGGTACGCAATCTAACCTTAGTTTATACAACACCAGCACCCCAACTGCGGCAGGACTATTCAACTTCAAAATAAATGCGACTGAAAGCCGTATAGAAACAACGCATGCAGGAGCATCTTACCTACCAATGACGTTTTTCACCGGCGGGCTGGAGGCGATGCGGATTGATACGAGTGGGAATCTTACATTCCCTATTGGTAGCGTCCTTCTAACAGGTTCTGCTTCGGTTGGTCTAGGCTACGGCACAGGCGCAGGCGGCACGGTTACGCAGGCTACGAGTAAAGCAACCGCTGTCACGCTAAATAAGCCGACTGGTCAGATAACGCTGGATACTGCAACGCTAAACGCAGGAGCAACTGTATCTTTCTTGGTGAATAGCTCCACAGTGGGAATTACTGTAAATGACATGGCAGTAGTGAGTATGTATGGCGGGTCTGGCACTGCTGGCGCGTACAGCTTCTCTAGTGAATGCCAAACCAATGCTATCAGAATAACGATACGGAACAACTCAGCATCAAACCTAAGTGAAGGCTTCCTAATCAACTTCGCAATCATCAAAGGCGCGACATCATGATCAAACTAAAACAAATCATCCATGACGCAATTACCAACAGCGTCGAAGCTACTTGGGTGGATAGAACCATCGCCCCTGATACGGTAGTCCCCGAAGAACTGCTGCCGGATACCACAGACGCCGAAGGCAATATCACTCTCGGCAAAGTCATTCCAGCGCACATAGTCCCCGGCGCGGTTACGGAAGTACAAATCCGCTGCCACTCCTACTCTGACAGGCAGATGCAACTACTCCGCGACCATGCAGCTATTGCAGGGACACCGCTGACAGACTACGAAGCCTTGATAGCACTGGTTGAGTCGAATATTCAGCCTATCCCGCCGCCGACACCAGAGCAAGTTGCTGAAACCGCGAGGCAGGTAGCACTGGAGGATGCCAAGACTGCCGCCAAGACTGACAACGTAGTGCAGTACCTGCGCGACCACACTCCGGCAGAAGTCGAAGCCTATGTGCAGGCGCAAGTGACCGACCTCGCCAGTGCCAAAGTACTGATGAAAAAGTTTGCCATGGTGCTGTGCGTTCTGGCGAAGCAGAATCTAAGGTAATTTAATATAAAAGTTTTTACCTTAACGCATCCACTACCATTCAGTCATGACAACACCTCAAGACCTTGTCGCCGACCCTGTACCCAATCCACGCATCGCACAGATTAAAAGACTAGTAGTTTCTAGTCTCTTTTTCCATCTTCTCCTATAAAGGATTCCTTCCATGGTTACAAAAGTAAAAGGTTCAGTATTTGATGAACCTACCATTCCAACTCCTCCTGATTTCCTCTCAGGATCTGGAGCTTCAAGTGGGGCTACTCTTGCAGCAGGCTCTACCACTACCAGAACTATCACAGTCACTGGAGCTGTACTAGGCGACTACGCTACTGCTTCCTTCAGTGTGGATATGGGAGCACTCTCCATCTCCGCTAATATCACAGCAGCTAATACTGCAACTGTTGTAATCGCCAATAACACTTCCGGAGGTATCACATTCTCCGCTGGCACTGTTTACGTATCTGCACAGCAAAGGCTCTAATCATGGCTGATGTAACCTACAGAGTAAATCTGAAAGCTTCCTCTATCCCACTTCTCTCTGAGTCTCATGGCAGGACTGTGATAGTAAAGGGGCAAGATCAGAACTATGTTCCTGGGATGACTGAGAAAAGCACTCTTACAGATGCTGAGAAAGATCTGGGAGTGCCGCAGGTTTACTATGCGCATAATGTGATGCCCAATGGGACTGGCTACCAATCAGTTGGCTTCACTAAGTTCACCAATGATGCAGAACTACCGGGTGATCTGGACTTTGATTCTACCGTTATTCTCCTAGATGGAGCCGGTAATGCAGCAGAAGCTGCAATCAGCGACGATGGTGACTTCTTTGTACTCACCGCGCTATCTGGCAAGTGGCAGGTTCCCGCAGTAGGTTGTCCTACACCTGCAAATCTAGCAGGGCGCCGCATGACTGTTGCCTTTGTCTCAGGTGTGACTTACATATACTTCTCCAACTACGGTTGCTATGTATATGATTTCGCAACTGATACCATGACTGCAACCACTCTTACTGGACTTACAGCTGCTGATATCCTAGGGGTATCAGGTGCATTTGGGTATCTCCTTGCATATAGCGAGGATGCTATTGTATGGTCATCCACTCTGGATGCCACTGATTTCGTACCCTCTCTTGTTACTGGAGCAGGCGGCGGACAGGTAGAAAGCGCTCGTGGCAAGCTAGTTACCATTGAGCCTGTATATGGTGCGCTGATTGTATTCACCGATAGTAATGCGGTGGCTGCACAGTACTCAGGTAACTCCAGATACCCATTCAACTTTGTTCCTGTAAGCGGAGCAGGAGGACTTACTGATCCTACCTTTGTGACACAGGACTCAGGTGCTGGCTCGCTGTACGCGTATACTACTTCTGGGCTGCAATCCATTACTGCTAAGGCAGCTACTACTGTATATCCTGAGCTTACAGATTTCCTCTCTGGCTATTACTTCGAAGATTTCGATGAGAATTTGAATGAATTCAGTACCACCATCTATCCTACTGTGGTGCAGAAGCGCCTTGCGTACATTGCAGATCGCTACCTTGTGATCTCCTATGGTACTCCCACTGGACTTACACATGCGATAGTACTGGATACGGCGCTGAAACAGTTTGGTAAGCTGAAGATTCCTCATACAGATTGCTTTGAATTCCAGCTATACGATCAAGATGTGATTGAGGTGCCTAAGAAGTCAATTGCATTCTTGCAAACCAATGGCACTGTGTATCTTCTGAACTTCGATCTCGCATCCACTGACAGAGATGGAGTGATGCTACTTGGTAAGTACCAGTATGTGCGCTCCAGACTACTTACCCTTGAAGGAGTGGAGGTAGAGAATGTGGATGCAGCTGCTACCTTCACTCTCCATGATATTCCTACTATAGATGGTAAGACATTTATTACTCCAATCGCCGGATACCTAGCTTCTACTGCAGCTAAGAGTAGGAACTATAGATTCCATAACACTGCTATGAACCACTCGATTCTTTGCAAGGGAACATTCAATCTACATAGTATGCTCCTTACCTTTGATGTGCATGGGGGGAGATAGAGCTAATGAGTACTCAAGCATTTTCCTTTAACATAGGACTTCCAGAAACTCCATTAGTTGAGAATCTGGAACTGTATTTTGAACTACTGAAAGTATACAATGCACTTAGGAGTGTGGCTTCTCAGCTAGACTTTGTTACTGGGTCTCTTACTCCACCAGAAGCTAATTGGGATGAGCTTGGAGTTGCCAATGCCACACATTCCAAGCCTAAGTTCTATATGCCAGCATATGAAGCACTTTCATATGGTAACACCATTGAGATCTTTGATGCTGGTTCTGGAGTAGGGAAAGCTAAGAAAGGTACTTCCGGTTTGGTGGTAGGCTTCTGCTCAGCTGCGAATGGAACTGCCATAAACGATACCACTGAAGTTACTATCTTTGGTATGTACCCTGCATTCAGTGCAGGCACTCTTACTCCAGGAGTTTTCTATGGACAAAGTGGAACTGCTGGTGTACTTGGAGCTGGCTTCACTCAGAAGCTAGGCTTCGCACTTTCCGATACTCTTCTCTATTTCCTTCCTCAGCTATAAGCTATGAGTACTCCTCCCAGTGATTACTTCTCAATCGAGGAAACAGTTGTTTCTCAGAGGGCAGAAGAACTAGGAATCCAAAATGTACCTACCGAATTGGTGGCTAGAACTATCATCCAGACTGCTAGGTACATGGATAATATCAGACGATTTCTTGGCTTTCCTATTCATGTTAATTCTTGGTATCGCTCTCCTGATCTGTGTATTGCGATAGGATCGAAAGCAACTAGCCAGCATACTAAAGGGGAAGCGGTAGATTGGACTTGCCCTGGATATGGTACCCCTGAAAAGATAGCATCTATACTGGCTAAGAACATAAAAGGATTGCATATAGATCAGTTGATTCTGGAGCATGGTTGGATACACACCAGCTTTGCTATAAGCCCTCCTAGGGTAAGTAGGTATGAAGTATTATCATTGCTACATTCTGGTGGATACTCCACTGGCCTTACAGACATACATGGAAAGGCAATTACGTGAACTCTCCAATCAAGATGCCCTGCGCTAATCCAGAAGTTTCATGCAGTCATGCAGAGGAAGCAGCCGGACTTGCTGTGAAGCAGATGTTTGCTATCCTGGGTGTGAATATAGATGAACCCAAGGAAGTGGAAGAATTCAGGGAGAACCTTCGCTTTGGTGCATCCATGCGGAGGGCTTCAGACAGAGGATTGCTAGGAGTAGTGGGACTAATATTTGCTGGAATGGCTGCTGCTACTTGGGTAGGTATTACCGCCATCATATCCAAAGCTGGAGGACACTAAGATGCTAGGTTGGGATGTAGTACTTGCTGCAGGAATGCAGATAGTAAACAAGCTGATTCCTGATCCTGCTGCCAGAGCTGCCGCAGAACTTGAGATCTTCAAGATGAAGCAGAACGGAGAGTTTCGTGTGA